TCAGGGTGACGTTCGCTGCGGCGTGCGCATGGGCGGCGTTGTCCGCGAGCAGGCCCACGCCAAGGGTCGTTCCGCCCGCGGCGTGCGCATGGGCAGCGTCCGCGACCGCCAGCGTGTTCGCCTGCGTGAGCGCCGGGGCTTCCGCGGCATTCACATGGGCCGCGGAGTTGACCGCCAGCGTGTTCGCCTGCGTGAGCGCGACGTTAGCCGCGGTGTGCGCGTGCGCTGCGTCGGCCACGAGCAACGAAATATTCGTCAGCGTTGGAGATTCCGCGGTGTGCGCGTGCGCGGCGGAATCCACCGCCATCGGAGAGGTGCTGGTGTTCTCTAATGGTATGAACGAGACGGTATCATCAAACCGCCAGCCAACGGACGTGTAGCGGTCTAGGCCAATGCCTAGACCCACACCCCTAGCGCGTAGCAGGTTGCTGAGGTCTGACACGCTGCTACATCACGCAGCCGCGTTGGTCGCGTAGAGAATGCCGCCCGCCGTGATCGCCGTCGTCGCTGGCGCGGGCAGCACGAACAGCGCGAGACAGGCATTGTCGATGATGCGTGGTGCGAGGTTCCTTTCCGTCAACCACGTGAACGGCAGCAGGATATTGATGATCGGGAACGCCATGACGCCGATGGGATGTCCGATGACGAAGTTGAGCGTTCCCGTTGCGACGCTCGCCGAGCAGCGCATCTGCGCGAGGTCCTTCACGCCAACATCTCCCGCCGCGAGTGGAGCGAACCAGTTCTGTACCGGCATATCGAAACGATCCGCGATTGTCGCGACGCCACCGGGATTCCCTGCCAGCACAGGCATAACCGTGTTGTCCGTGTCGGCCTGATTGCGGTACAAGCATTCGTTGGCACCGCCCGCGACGCCCCAGGTGTGCACGGTATTCGCGTACGCCGTCGCGCCGACTTCCATGAACAGGAAATTGCCTCCTGCGTAATCCACCGCCGTCGTTGTGCTCGACTGATAGCGCGTCGGCACTCCCGTCACCGATTCATTCGACACGCTCGCGATGGTCTTGGCGACGGAGTAGAGGCGGTCGTACAGCATGAGCGCATTGTTGATAACTGAGCAGGAGAAGTCCGCGCCCGTCAAATGCAGCGTCCCGGCGGCTGGATTGTTGTAGGGCATCGCGCCAGTGTCCGACTTCACATGAGCAGTTCCCGCGCCCGCCGCCGCGCCTGCTCCCCCCGCTGCCGGGGAGTTACCCACGCGCCAGAGCGAGTGAGCCGAACCCACCACTTGTGTCGGCCCGGCCTTTTGGATGTTCCCGCCGAGCTGCTGCGTATACCCCTGCGAGGCGCGCGACAACGCATCGCTGATGGATGAGAAGCCTGCGTTCAACAGCGCGGGATTCGTCCGGCCCAGTTCACGCCACGCACGCCGCAATCGGTCCGCCACGAAGTCCGCATAGGTCGCGAACATCCCGTGCTCAAATGGACCGACGAACTCCCCGCCTGCCGCGACGCGCACGCTGCCCGGAACGTCCAGCAGGTGAACGGGTGGACCATACCAATCGCGAAACTGATGGCTGAGGTATTCCACCTTCTCGGTGCCGAGCCAGCGCTCCAAGCGATCAGAGTGAACGGGGCGCAGCTTCACGCCATCTTGGAATCGAATGGTGCGGCGATGTTGTGAAGGCATTGCTAACTCCTCACGTCGGGTCTGCGATTTCGACCTTCCACGCCGGAATCGTCACCGTGCCGCCGGAAGTAAGTACCTGCGAGGTGCAAGTGGTCACGTACAGGAGCGTGGTGCCGCTGTGGATCGCAATGTGAGTGGCCGTGCCGTTGGCGTCAATCGCCACCGCGGACTTCTGCGCAAAGGTGAACTTGCGCCCGCTGCCGTCACCGTTCGCCTTCGTAATGTCGCCACCGGCCATTCCGACATCCGCGAGCTCGACGGCGGCGATGCCTGCGTAGTTCGCGGGCTCACCGCTGCACACCGTCTCGGTCGTGACCACTGCGATGATCGCATCGGCCATTGCGTCAAGGATTGCGTCTGGGGTTGCCTTTGCCATTTCTTAGCCCACCTTCGTCTTGCTGGGATGCGAACCGGGCTGCACCGCGAGTGCGACCGGGGTTGTGTCGGACGTTCCGGTCTCAAGACCGTCGGCAGTCGCCCAGCCGTGCTTGCAGAAATACGCCGCCTCATCGTCCTCCAACATCCGGCGCTCGCCGGGGTAGAAGGTCTTGGAGTCGTGCTTTGCGAGCACCTTGATTTCAACCATCTTCATCTGCTTCTCCTGTCCGCTCAACGCGGATTGATTATGAACCGTCGGATGTACCCTTGCTCGTCTCGCTCTGTAATCTCAACCTCGTAAGAGGATGGCTGCGACGGCATTACCACCAACTCCGGAGGTGCTACGTGAACGGTTGGATTCGCCGCAGCAACGTTTACCACCGGGGCCATCTGCTCCGGGACATTGACGTTGACGACCGGGGGAACCTGCTCCGGGACATTGACGTTGACGACCGGGGGAACCTGCACCGGTACGTTGACGTTGACAACGGGGGTAGGTTGGTCCTTGATTGCTGCTGCGACCTCGCCTACCGTCGTGGCGAGGTCCTGTATCTCTGCGGCAACTAGGGTCGCGTCACTCACGCTGCCAATGCCTGATCAAACGCAGAAGCCAAATACTCCAGCAGCTCTTTGGTCGTGTCTTCTGGCTCTAGCGGTTCTTCCGCCGGTGGCTCCACGGGTGGTGTTACCGGAGGTGTGGTAGGTGGTACCTCCTCCGTATCCGTCTCTTCAATCGGCTCGATAATCGCCTCTATCTGCTCCGGGGTAAGGTCCGGGAAAGACGCCGCGAGCATCGCGCGCGCCGTGTCCGCGGGGATTTGCCCAGTAGCTGCAGCAATCACAATAGCCTGCAGCTGTGGTACTTCCGCTGTGTCCAGCGTATCCCCTTCGCCCAGATCCTCAGTGTCGCGCCGGGAAAGCGCGGCCAGCGAATAGTTCTGCTGCTGCAAGTACGGGGTCTCACCACCGATCACGGGGGCATAGTCTTCCTTCATCCGCGCCTCGTTGGGGGCCATCCAGCCGCCCGCGATCGCATCCGAGTGAGACTTGAACCGCGTCGCCGTATCCATACGCAACAGGCCGTCGATGTCAAACATCGTGCCGTAACTGGTGTTGGCCGTGACGAGGTCCAACCCCTCGTCTAGACACAACTCCGCGGACTCTATCAACGACTGAAGGCACTGTGCATAGTATTGCTGGTTCAGTGCTTCGACGTTGTTATAGGTAGGTGTCGGACCAACGCCGACCATGTAGGGTGGGACGTGAAAGCAGGAGCACACCGTCTCCGCGGACATCTTCAGCTGCTCAATCAACTGCGCATCCGCGGCGTTGACCGTCATGGCCTCGTACTTCAGTCCGTCCCCAACCACTGCGACCTTGCCGTAGTTCTCTCCGCCGTAGTTCGTATCCCAAGCGGCTTTCAACCGGGCCGCAGTTTCATCGCTGATCGCGCCGGGGGCCGTCAAGATCCCACCGGGCCGACTCTGGTTGGCGAAGAATTTCTCACTGTTTGTCTGAATGCGCACACCCTGCATGGCGGCAAGGCCGCATGCGTAGATAGGCGTGACCCCGACCAGTGGATGAAACAACGTAACCATCGGGTCGTGTATGATTTCGCGCGCCGGGACAATAATCGTGTCGAACAATTCCGACAGTTCGTCACGGCTCAACTGATAGAAGACCTCCCCCGCGTCCGACACCAGAGGCGTCACGCGCGTGGGGTCTAGAAGATACAGCGCGCGCACGATTCCCCGTTGATCGCGCTGCTTGAGCGCGTAGGCGTTACCATGGATCAGCTTAGACACCATCCAGTATTCCCAGAACTTGACCCGGGTCTGGTAGTGATTGGGCTTCCGCAACACCGGTGAGTAGGCCGGGGAAGTGATCTCCGCCCAGATGCCATTCTTCTGTTGCTCCACGAGTTTCACGCGCAACTTGCCGATATCTTGGGCAATCAACGTCACGCACGCAAAGACCGTGGAATAGGCCAGAACGGTATCCTGGTCAATGGTCACGTTGCTCTGCCACGCACCGGCGAAAGACTCAAACACCCTGAACCACCCGCGGTTGTTCACCGCGTTCAGGGATTTCTCCTGCTGTTGCTGCTGCACCCTCTGGGCTCGATTGATCTCAAATCCCAGTACGCGCATGCCTCTACTCCCGCGCCGTCATGTCGCGGCGATTGTACTCTCGCTTCTCCGCCAACGCTTGTCTCGCCTTGGCGAGCGCCGCGCGGCGCCTCTCCATAGCTTCGGGGTCCTTGCCCGGCGCCGACCGCGGCACCTGCCTCGCCTCGGGTTCCGTCGCGCGCACTGCCACCTTGAGCAGACACAAGATGTTGGCGTCGGTTTCAATCTCCTCGAACTCATCCCCGGGGGCGTAACGCCCCAAACGCTTGATCGCTTTCAGTCGTACTTTCGCCATCTGTACCTCTCCCCTTGGTAAAATTCCGCCCCGGGCTGTCCCGGGGCGGAACCATCCGCACTGCTTGGGTGAGGATTAGGCGCTGTACGCCGCCGCCACGATCATCGCAGCCGCCGCCGCGCGGCGCTTCTTCCAGTTGATCACCCGCTCCGCCCGCAGCGCGACGCTGTTGGTCTGGAACATGGAGACCAGGGAAGCACCGGTGCCGTTGACGCCGTTCTGCTGCAGCGACCCGTCCAGCATCTCCAGGGACGCTTCACGCGAAGCGTCGATCTGGATGCCGCCGTCGTCCGCGAGGAACACGTCGTCCGCGTTCACGAGGATGACCGGCGAGCCGCTGGAGTCCGCCACGCCCGTCATGTACTCGGACGTGATGACCGGCAGACCGACGAACGAACCACCGTTCATCGTGATGCCCGGGAACGCCGGCTGACCGAGCGCGTTCTGCATCAGCGAGAGGGCCAGTGCGTTGGTCGCCGACATGATCCAGACGCCAGAGGTCGGGGTGATGTTGTTGGCGATGAACTGGGCCATGATAGCCTGGACATCCTCGCGCACCGCAGCCGCGTCCGTTCCGCTCGCCGTGATACCAACGAGTCCGTTGGTGATCGAAGCGGGCGACACGTTGGCGGATTCGGCCTTGGCCGGGTCCACGAAGTCGATGTCCAGCCGCTCACGCAGCGCGTCCGCCAGTGCCTGACGCACGAGGAGGTCGGCCGACGGGTTGCTGAACCGCACCAGCTCGTCCGAGAGGACCGCGATGTTGGCGACCTTCGCCCAGCGCAGCGTCACCTCGTCGAAATCGAACTTGGTGAGCGGCTTGGGCTTGGCCTGACCGACCCAGTAGCCCGTGCCACCGGAGGTCTGGCGACCCATGCGGACGTTGAACGGGATGCGACGCAGCGACGGGATACCGTTGGCGCCGAACTTGCCGACGATGGTCTGCGGACGCAGGAACTCGATGAACTCCGAGGCCAGGTTCTGGTACACAACCAGAGGACCCGCCCACGTGCTGTCCGTCGTGGTGCCCGCGGCCACTGCGGCCTTGAGGACCTCGATGACGCGTGGGTTCTCGGAGAAATTCGCCTTGGCGATCTCGTGCGCCCGCATCGGGTCGCCCTTCGCGAGCACGAGGCAGCGCACGTACCGGGCGAACTCCGTGCCGAGCGGCAGCTGGTCCTTGCCGGCGGTGATGATCGGGTCGCGCGCGGCGGCGCCTGAGACCACGCCCTTCACGCCCGTGACCGGGGTGGCCTTGTTGGCCTGCGAGCGCTCCAGCGAACGCAGTCGAACGAGGTGCTTGTCCACGCTCTCCACTTCGGAGGCCAGCGTGTCGTACTCTTCCTGCTCGCTCTCGTCGAGCGTGCGGACTTCCTCGCCGGACTTGGCCATGATGGCTTCCATACGGTCGGCGGACGCGAGGCGCTTGGCCTCGAATGCCGCGATCTGTTCTGCAACGGTTTTCATTGACTTGCCCTCCCGGGCGATAATTGTAGGAACGGTCTTTGCCGTAGCGCCGGCAGGAGTAGAAGAAACCGCTGCCACAACTTGACGCGTATGGCCAAGCGCGGCCCGCGTCTCATCGTCCAGTGATTTCACAGAAGTGATAGTGGCGTCCATGTGCGCCGGGATCGTGACCAACGACAGTTCCATGATCTC